TATCATCTCTAATCTCAGCAGCCAGACCCATTGCTTTATTTCCGCCCTTTGTATTCAACAAATGTTCGTAAATTGCAGTTGGGTAAGCACCCGGTGCTGAAGGTTGTGCCACTACGTCCACTGTTATGATCTCGAAATCACTGACTTGTCCCCCACCGTATTCTGAAACATTTCCAGAACCGCGGCTTGACACGCCCAGTTTGACTCCAGACTCTAACATAGTTTTCACTAGTTGGCCCATTGGTGTTGGCAGGATTTTCATCTTGCCGTATCCATTCGGACCGTCCATCCACATATCGGTAATCATGTGGCTAACACGGTCCAAATTAATTTTTAGATCATCGGGATGGTCCACTTCTCCCAGAACAGAATAACCTGACGTGATCTGATCATTGAGTGTTTTCACCGCTGTCTGAATTTCATTCACCGGGTAAACTCTCTGATTGGCATTCTTGATGCCGCCTTGGATGCAGATCCCTTTCATGTAAAGGTCCTTGCCTTCCTTGCCTTCGTGCAAGACTTCCATCCTGGCCTGATCGTAGGTTAAGTGTTCTCTTAGGTATAGTCCCATCTTTGCTCCCTGTTCTCTGTTCTATTGCTTACTTCTTAGCAGCAGCGATTGGAGATTTAGATGCCGATTTATCACCACCATCTTTAAGATCCGCTTTTACTTCTTTTTTGTAAGAAGTTGCTTTGTCTTTGCCTGGTGTGTTTTCAAAGTCACCCATTTTTTCAGCAGTTGGAACTTTGGCTTTTTCTTTGGCAACATCTGCTTGCGCGATGTTCTTAGAACCTTGTCCCATTTTAGTACCTGCATCAATCACTGGTGATTTTGCTGATTTGTCTGAAGCATCTTTGTTGTCAGCTGATTTCTGGATCTTGTATTCTTTTACAGTTTCCTTCTTCATGTCGTCTTTTTTAGCTTCTTGAGCTACTGCAACTTGAGCTTGAGCATCTTGAGCTGGTTGAGCAATTGCTACTGATTCTTCTGATTTCTCTTCTGAATCTTCGCCATTGTCACCATTCATCATTTTTTCGAATTCTGCTTTTAATTCTTCCAAAGCATCTTCTAAGTCAACGATTTTGTTTTCGATTCCAGCGTCAGCTTGGTCATCAGCAGCAGGTTCTTCACCATTTGCATCTGCACCGTGTTCTGCATCGCCTTTTTCGTCAGCTGAAACGTCAGCAATTAAATCATCAGTAGCATCGCCACCAACTTCTTCAATTGATTCTTCTTCGATTTCAACAGTCTCGTCAACTGATTCGTCTTTTGAATCTGTTTTTTCTGTTTCTTTAACTGCTTCTGCTGTTACTTCAGCTTTTTCAGTTTCTTTAACTTCTTCTTTAGAGTCTTCTTTAGTTTCAGCTTCTGCTAAACCTTCATAGATGTCTCTAGATTTTTCCACAACGATTTCGTGAAATAGCGCTTGGGCTTTATCGTTTTCTTCGTTGATTAATAATTCTAGCAATTGCTCGAATTTGTTTGTAGATTGTGTCATTTGCACGTGCTCCTTTTGGCAAGTTTGATTTATACTTTATAAAGTGTTGTATTTACGCGAACTGCGAAATAAAGCGGTACTTTTGGGTCAAAAACGGTGGTTTTTGACTAACTCTGTCTCTGTATATTATGTATCTGTAGAAACTCGTCAATATCCAGGTGTTTAAAGTTTTTATTAAACTCCAAATCGTGCGGTTTGAACGCATTTTTAGGTACTACACGGAAAAATTGTATATGTTGATAGTCTGTCAGCACCCTTTTCGTTTGATTCAACCAATTACCATAGTAGGTGGCCTCGTCTTTGCCCTTTTTATAGTTGCGAGTGTCTTTAAATAGATTGTTAAATTGAAAACTTTTTTGACGTGCATCTCTAGAGTGTCCTTGATAATCAAAACCCAATATATAAATTTTAGTAAATTTTTTATCAGCAGCCATTTTTAGAGCTGTTGGACCCGAGCTCCATCCCAGACTAGGGTGAAACCATTTAATGTGTGTCTCGGCTCTAGAATTTTTTTTATATTGGTGGTTATAATTACTCCACACTTCGTGAGTCACAGGATATTCTGTTTCTGCTATTTCTAATATCATCTTAGTATCTACTGCTATTAGGTAGTGGGGTTCTTCGGTCCTATATACTGCATTACAGGCAAAAACTGTGCCGTGTTTCTTTAGATCTGCAATTTTTATACCGTTGCGAGATTCTCCATTGCCTAATACGAACGCTGTATCGGACATTATATACTAAAGTGTTAGATTATCGTCTTGTGCTGGTGGTTGTCCGTACATCTTTTGAACAAATTCTGCTTGCTCTCTTTGATCTCGGTCGTGTGCTTCGCTAGCTAGACGCATTTTGTTAATATCTCGAAGTTTTAGACGTGTTTTACGGGTGTCATTTGAATCCAACACAGAAATATCATCTTCTGCATTGTAATTTTTGTTTTGTTCAAATCCCTGCGGAGTATATGACCACATCTCTTTCAAGTACATAATGCTATTTAACCTTAAACCGTGGCTCCACCGCCTGGTGTAGTCCCTGGTGTTCCACTTGCAGGTGCACTACCTGGGCCTGGTGTTGGCGATCCTGGTGCTGCTCCCACGTCTGGGGTTGGATTCTCAAATTGATCTAAATCGGTTTGCACTGCTGATTGACTTATTCCTGCAGTTCTTAATTGTGTGGTTTTAGTTTGTTTTTTTTGAGCTACTGCATTCTCTTCAGACCATAATGTGCTATTATGTGCCATTTCTTCTTCAGATAATCCCAAGAATCTCTTCAAGGCAAAACGTTTGCTCATGTAAGGCAACTCGGCTACCTGTACAAAGGTGCCCACTCGACTTTGATCCATTTCGGTCTGTCTGTATTGTGCAAAGTTTTGTGGAGGATTGAATTTAATTTCAAATGTGCTGTTGTCAATGCTGTAACCCTTATTTTTTATCCATAATTTAAATTCTTCATCAAAGATAGGAGCAATTAGACTCTGTAATCTTTCGCAATATTTGTTGAATCTTAATTCTTGAATATATGCCGTGCCCACTCTACCATCGTTGTATTGCTGAGCACCATCATCTGCGCCTGTGGGTAGATAAGAAGAAGGAATTCTTAATCCCCTGTACAGTTTGTTGGTGAAAAATCTTAAATCGTCAATCTCTCCAAGGTTCGTTCCGCCTGGCAGTGTGTCCACTTTAGATCCTCTGCCCTCTGCTGTCTGTGGGAAGAAATAATCTTCATTGATACTCATTGGGTTATATGTGGCGTCAATATAACTAGATCCACCCGATGTGCTAGGAATTCTTCTTTGATTAATCTCATTTTTAACTCGCTCAACGAATTGCATCGCTAAGTGTGTTGGCATGTTGCCCACGTCGATATAGAACACTCTTCGCTCTGGTGCTCTTTGTACTCGATAAATGATGATTGCGTCTTCTAATAATTCTTTTTGTTTGTAAACTTTAAATACCTGTTCCAACACTGATTGACCAAATGGAAATAGATTGTCCATGCCATCAGATAAACTCATATGCACCACATGTGCTGCATCAATGTTATACTGATTCATGGTTCTATAGAATCTTCCACCCGATCCTCCGGTTGGATAACTGGTGTTTAATCCTGTGCCGGCACCTGCATAATTTTGTTGGTATGGTCCTGTGCCTGTTCCTCCATACAATTGATTTGGTGCAATCTGTGTCACAGATAATTTTTGTAAGTTGGGATTGATGTCTCGAATAATGTATTGTTCTGGCACTTTGCCTTCAGATTCATTTACGATAATTCTGTCAATTTTTGCAGGATCCATGTATAACCATTTGTTAGTTTCTGGATCTCTTACAAAGAAACAATCACCGTATTTTAAACAATTTCTGAAAATACGGAATATTCTTCTGCCGAATCTATTAGAATTTGTCCACTGCTGCAGAGCTTTCTTTAATAATTTTACTTCTGTTTCCGTAACATCATCTTTAAATATTAAATCAAATGGTGTTTCATTTTCCTCATTACTCTGTGTGCAAAATTCTGCAAGGATATCTAGGGCTGCATTGATCTCGGAGTCGTTGTCCATTTGATCATATTGAAAATATCTCTGTATTCTATTTGGGTGGCCGGTATAGACATCTGGCAGATATGAAGAATAATTTCTCTTGGCAAAATTAGGTGTCTTATCTCCGCTTATGGGAGATGCTGTGGGCTCTTTAAAATATTTTTTCCAACTCATATTATTCTCTTATTTTACTATAGCATAGTCTAATTGAGCAATAGAATTCTTTACTTCTGAGGTTTTATCCAATTGTAGCTCTGCTATTCTTACTAGTTTATTTAAATGTTTTTCGGTCTTATCCATAGTTTCATTTACCGAACCCAGGGTAGAATTCAGTGTATTTACTAAAGAGTTAATCTGCCCCATTTTGGCATCTGCTCCTGTAACTGGAGTTATTTCTGCTCCAGCGCTGGTTTTTGACATCATTAATGGTGCTACTGTGCCTGATGATTTAGGTAATATTAATTCTGGGCCTCTTTCTCCCACCAGTGTTGGCCTGCCTGTCGTTAAATCACCACCGGTTGCTCGAGAATCCATGGCACTACCGCCTGCATATCCTCCTAGCCCTGCTCCAATCAATGCTCCCACCGCAGTGCCTATTCCAGGTATAACGCTGCCAATTGCAGCACCTGCTGCTGCACCTGCGACTGCTCCACCTAGTCGAGCTTTTCCTCTTTTTGATGTGGTTGGATCATCGCTGTTGGCTTCCATGACACCTTGTCCTACTTCTATCGTGGCAGCTATGGCTGGTAACCATCTACCCAGTCCTTTGGTTAAATTTCCTATGGTGCTGAACAACTGTCCAAACCCTAGTTTACCGTTGGCTATCATGGTACCTGTTGCTACCACAGAAACATCTCGACCATAGTTGGCAGCTGCGGCTGTTACCATGGCAGTGGTATACAAGGCCGCCGACGTGGCCGGGAACTTGGTTGTAAATTCTTGTATGGCTGTGGCAATGTTTGTGAATGAGGTACTGGTTCCTCCTATCAATTTTGACAGTGTTGGCCCCAAGGTATTCAAGAAACTGGTCTGTATGCTTTCAAATGCTGACTTTAATCTTTTGGTGGCGTTCTCAAATTCTGCCAACTGTTTGGTAAGGGGGTCTGCTTTCTTTCTTAATTCTTCCTGTGCTGAGGCAGTGTCCATGGAAAGATTGCCCAGTGTCAATACAGCATTGGAAGCGTTGGATAATCCTCCTGCTAATAATGTGGCAGCACCAGATGTGCCTTTGAATCTCTCATTAAATTCTTTTCCAGAATCTCTCAAGGCCACCATGGTTCCTGTGAGATCTCCCGTCTGTTTGAACGCCAGTATGGCATCTTGGAAGCCGGGTGCCAGTGCTGTTAATTCTTGTCCTAGGTCATCCAGTGGCACTCCTGTGGCTAGAAGATTTTTTGCTGTCTCCCCCAGCGCTGGATTCACTGCAGATAGTGCCCCAATGAGCGTTTGTGTTTTTCTTGATTCTTCTTCTCCGAGGCTGCTTAGATATGCTTGGAATACTCCATCTTGCTGTTGTCGTTTGACCTGCTTGTCCAGCTCTTCGTTCTGCACTCCGGTCAACCTAGACAATACGTTCAATTCTTTAACATATGCCGTGGTCTGTTTCGCCGCCAGCTCGTTGTTGAGGAAGTCTCTTCTGCCCTGCATCAGTTGTCGTTCAAGATAGGTGCCTTGATATTTTAATAGATCTTCAGTTGTTACCCCCAACTCATACAATCCACTGGTGGGTCTTCGAAGTATCTCTGACATGCGAGCCAATCCATCCACGCCCTTGTTGACAGTGCCGTAGAGTCCTGCCAGCGTGGGTTGATTGTTCGTGATTAATTTCTTAAAGTCTTCTAGTCCTAATTGAGCTGTCCTGGCAGCCTCTCTCATGCCGATCAAACTTTTTCCAAAATCTGCTCCCCCCGCAGCCAATTGTCGATAGCTGTCGATGTTGTAATCCAGGCTGCCGGCCAATTTACTAAGGCCAGACAAGAATGGCATGTCCTCAAAGGCTTTGGTAAAATATGCGATCTTCTCGGTGCCTTTGGTCTGGGCATCTCCCAGTCCTGCCAGTGTCTTGATGCCTTCCTGCACGGCCTTCTGACGCTTCTTCTCTAGGGCGATGGCTTTTTCTATTTCTGCATTATAAAGATCTAATTCTAGCTCTGCTGCAACGAGTTTTTTGGTTATTGATTCATAGGCCTTGGCGTTACCTTTGCCTTCTTCGATGAGTGTTGCCTGGGCTTTTTGAAGTTCTCTTAATACGCTGATATTGTCAGATATTACTTTCTTATAATATTTCTGTTGTATAACATCGTCTTTATTGGTTTTTTTAAGAGCCAATATATTTTCATTAATCGCTCTGGTTAAGTCCTGTACCGTTTTATCTTCTAAATCCGCCATATTATGCTTTAAAATCCGTAATAAACTGCCCAGATAAATACTAGACACTTATATTATTATAGTGTATATTTATAGAATAAAAATGACCCAGGAAAACCCATTACAAAAGTATTATAGACAACCATCAATTTACATCACTTTGCCCAGCGCTGGCAAGTATTATGGTGCAGAGGTGTATAGTGTCACGGCCACAGGAGAAATACCAGTGTTGCCCATGACCGCTAAAGATGAATTAGCGTTCAAAACACCAGATGCTATGATCAGTGGACAGGCCACCGTGGATGTGATTAAGAGCTGTGTGCCCAACATATTGGATCCGTGGCAGTTGGTTAACTATGATTTGGACCTGGTACTGTTGGCTATCAGAATAGCCAGCTATGGAGAGAACATGGACATAACTGCAATTGTGCCCGTGATCAACGAATCTGTGACTCATTCTGTGAATCTGCCTGCTATGCTGGACACCATAAAGAACATTAAAATTAATGATGTGGCCAAAACTACTTCTGGATTTGAAGTAACTTTTAAACCATTAACTTATAGAGAAATGACTCGCAGCCAAACACTTGCTTTTGAACAACAAAAAACTTACGCCGCTGTCAGTGCCAGCCAGTTGTCTGATGAAGAAAAAAATCAGCGATTTGCAGAAACTTTTAAAAAATTAACAGATTTAAATTTTCAAATGTTGCATGAAGGCATAACGCAGATAAAATCACCGGACGGTGCTGAGGTAACTGACCGTGCTCAAATCATAGATTTCCTTGCTAACACTGATGCGAAGACTGTGGTAGAGATACAAGACGAATTGGCCAAAATTAGAAACCAAGCCACTTTTAAACCCTTGAAACTCAAGAGCACAGAAGAACAAATTAAAAAGGGTGCTCCGGTATCATTTGATGTGCCAGTAACATTCGATAACTCAAATTTTTTCGGATAAAACTTTTATCATTCTCGGACTCTGAAATAATCAAGTATCTTAAAGATCTTGACGCCGATGGCAAAAATCTTAAATTTGAATTATTAAAAATCTGCTGGTATATGAGAGGCGGAGTAACTTATCAAGAATCCCTAAACATGAGTTTCGAAGAACGTAAAATAGTATCCGACATAGTGAAAGACAATTTAGAAACTACCAAAAAAACAGGGCAGCCGTTCTTTTAAAATCCTGTTGTCATAGTTTAACGGCAATGTGATCAAACATCAACTCCATGCATGATACCTAGACACCCTAAAAGATGTGCTCTGCACATCTGAAACTCGCTTGCGCTCGTTTCATTTGTCTCTTATGTGATGTTGAGCATGTTGCGTAGCAACTTGCGTCGTATGTGGTAGATGAGCAGTCATGATTCAGCTGTTTCCAGCTGAATGAACTTGAACTTACGCATGTGGTGAGTTCGCAGTCTCCATACATCGCTGCTGTCGCCGGGCGGTTGTGCTGTACCCGTTAGCTCATTCATTACAACGCGAGCCCATATAATCTTTGTATGATAATCTTATAAGGACCTGGAGTTGGATCTGTTTCCCAGAGCTCCATCATTTGCCTGTTGCGTCAAGTGATTCGCCGCCTAGATCTATAGGAGTAGTTCACTGTTTTACCAAAGACGCTATAGTGCCTATTGAAAAGTGTTTTGATTTTTAAAGTGCCTGTTTCATGTGTATATAATGTGCGTATATTATTCCAGGATGATTCTTGAGTTTAAATAACAATATGAACAGTAATTTTCCAAAATCATATAATATTGAATACAAAAAATCAACCACACATAAGATTGGTCAAGATATGCGCGGAGTGGTTAATTATAATTTTAATCATCAAGGATTTAGATCCAACATAGATTACCAAGAAAATGAAAAAAATGCCATAGCATTTTTTGGTAATCTATATACATCCGCTGTAGGCATTGAGTGGAATGATGGATTTCCACAAAAAATATGTGATGGGCTTAACATGCAATGCTACAATTTTTCCCAGGGCTGTGCTGGTGTGGACAACAACGAAATAGTAAGAACAGTGAGGCACGTGGTACAAATGGAATCTTTCAACCCTTCTTTTTATGTGGTGCAATTATGTGAACTTGAGCGACGTTTTAGTCAAAAGAGCCTGGGATTGAGATTAGAAACAAACAAAGAAAAAAATATTGAAAATTTTTTGGAAGTTTTTGCCGAGTTAGAAACATTGATGAAAGAAAAACAATGGATGTTCTTTGTGATGGATCACACCCTAAAACACAATGTGCCCTCACACATCATCAACCATGAAAGATGCTTGTGTTGGAACCCATACATAATTGATAAAATACTGCAAGGCATACCCGGAGAGAAATGGCACGAGATGATGGGATACTCTATAGCGAGAAAGATAAAAAAAAATGCAAAATGATTGTGATTACTGGCGACAACAGCAGAGAAAGATGTTTGATTATGCGGAACTTGAACAAGATATCAGAATAAAAAAATTTTTTAATGATACAGCCGATAAACCAACATTCACATATGGAGATGTTGACTACTTTAAAAATTTTTTCTATAATTTTGAAAAACCATATCATAATGCGTTAATCTTTTTTGTTGAAATAATTGAGTACAATCAGTTTATAAAAACATTAGAACAAATTAAGAATAATATTGGCCAATGCAAGAAGATATGTATAGCGGTAAATAAGTTCATCATATATTCAGATGTCGCATGCCCCGACATAGAAGAAGATTATGATCAAGCACTGATCAACACCATAAAAAAATGTTTCTTAAATTACAAATTACACGAATACACCACATACGATAAAGATCTGAGGGGCGACCAATTTAATTTTGCTAGCCCATGCACTCAGATCTACATGACAAATGAAAATTATTAGCAAATTTGATTTTAAACTATTGTCCGAGGAAGACAAAAAAACTTTGTATAAAAAAGAGCGACCACT